CTTTCCGCCTACGCCGTCAGCAATCCGGGTTCCGATTATCATTGGATGGATCTCGCCTGCGACCAGGAAGCCAAGAGGCGCGGCAAACCCGAGTTGTACGACAAGGCTTATAGGAAGGTGATGACGCTATGACGTTGGTGGGTTATGCCCGTTGTTCGACGATCGATCAGAACCTTGACCTACAGATTGACGCGCTGACGGCGGCCGGCTGCGAGCGGATCTACACCGAGAAGGCGTCCGGCGGCGATCGCGAGCGCAAGCAGCTCGCGGCGGCGCTGAGGTTCTGCCAGAAGGGCGATGTGTTCGTGATCTTCAAGCTGGACCGCGCGGCGCGTAGCCTGGGCCACCTGATCGAGATCGTGGACGATTTGAAGGCGCGCGGCGTGGGCTTCAGGGCGATCAACGATGCGATCGATACGACGACGGCGGCCGGCAATTTGATGTTTCAGATCATGGGCGCCTTCGCCGAGTTTGAGCGCAGCGTGATCCGCGAGCGCACCATGGCGGGGCTTGCCGCCGCTCGCGCGCGCGGGCGCATTGGCGGGCGTCCGAAGGGCTGGCGCAAGCCGCGGCGCAAGGTGGAGGTGGCGGCGTGATAGCGATCGTCATTGAGCACAACGGGCGCCACCTCCCGGCTGAACTGGTCGGGGTGACGGATCTCGCGCGCATACCGGGTTGCGGATTTTTGCCGCGATCGTGGAAATCCGCCAAGCAGGCGAGGCGGGCCGCGCGTAGAATGTTCGGGGCGGGGGCGTTGGATCCGAGGAAGTTCCGCGTTGCATGCCTGCCGCGGGGGCAGTCGATGCAGTGTGGACACCTCGTAAAGGTGGAGGTGGCGGCATGAATTTGATGCGGGAAATGGAACTGCGCCGCGATGATCTTTCCCGATGGGAAGATGACGGAGGGCGGGCGGCGTGACTATGTTTGAGTTTTTGGCCGTGTGCCTGCTTTGCATTTTTGGTGCAACGGCCGTCATGGAAATCGCGGCCAGCATAGCCTTGAGGAAGTTCCACCGATGACGGACGCCCCTGAGATCAAGGTGAATGATCTCGATGACGCGTTCGTCATGGAGTACACCGGCGTTGCGCCGTTTCCGACCGAGAAGTTCCTGACGTTTCTCTCGCATCTGAAGGTGCAGTCCAAGGACTTCGGCCTGGTCCCGTTCAAGCTGCTGGGCTCGCAACGCTACCTCTTGCGCGAGATCGAGGCCGGGCTTGCCGAGGGTGTCACGACTTTTGTGATATTGAAAGCTCGCCAGCTCGGGATCTCATCCTTCTTCCTCGCCTTGGATATGTATTGGGCCTTCGCCCACAAAGGCCTGCTCGGCGTGTTCATCACCCACAAGGAAGAAGCGCGCGATGATTTCCGATCAACCGTCGAAGTGTTCTTCGCGGAAACCCCAACCAAGTACCGAATCAACTATGTTCGACACAATCGAAATCTCCTTATCCTTAAAAATGCCAGCAAATTTCGATACCTCATCGCAGGCACCGGAGAGTCTCGCAAAGGCGGCCTTGGACGCGGTGGCGCGGCAAATTTCGTTCATGCAACCGAATGTGCATTCTACGGTAACGGTGACGATCTTGCCGAGTTCCGATCCCAGACTTCCTCACTGTATCCACATCGATTGCAAATCTACGAGACCACCGCCAACGGATTCAACCACTTCAACGACATGTGGGAAATAGCCAAGGAAGATCCGACCAAGCGGGCGATCTTCATCGGATGGTGGCGCGATGAAAGAAACCAGCTTCCGGTCGCGCATCCGTTCTTCGCGCACTACATGCCCGATGGGATCAGGACCGCGTTGCTGCCGCTGGAACGCAAGCGGGTGCGGCTGGTGCGCGAGCAGTACAACTACGAAATCAGCCTGCAACAGATCGCATGGTATCGCTGGCATCTGGCCACCGAGAAGGACGGCGACCAGTCGATGATGGACCAGGAATTCCCGTGGACCGAGGAAGACGCGTTCCAGGCCACCGGCTCCAAGTTCTTCACGGTGGAGTCTATCACCGATTGCATGAAGGTGGCGAAGAAAGTGCCGTTCCACACCTTCCGCTACAAGCTAGGCCTGCGCTTCGAGGAAACGGAACTGCGGCAGGTCAAAGACCCCCGCGCACCCCTAAGGATCTATGAAGATGCCTCAAGATACGGATATTACGCCCTTGGTTGCGATCCCGCTTACGGAAGCTCAGACGAGGCAGATCGAACTGTTATATCAATCTGGCGGTGCTACGCCGATTGCATCGTGCAAGTCGCGGAATATTGCTCCACCGAGCCATCCACCTACCAGTGTGCCTGGGTCTTGGCGCACCTCGCAGGCTACTACGGAATCACCTTCCTGATGCCGATTCTGGAAATGAACGGGCCGGGTCAGGCCGTGTTCGATGAATTGGAGAAGGTGCGCAAGATGGCGAGCGAGATCCGCGCGCACGATGAGAACTATCACTTGAAGAACATCCTGGGCAACATGCGGCACTATTTCTATTCGCGCATGGACTCGCTGAGCAGCAGCCTGGTCTACCAGTGGAAAACGAGTCACGATCTCAAGACCCGCGCGATGAACCAGTTCAAGAACGGCATCGAGCTTGGCCGCATCATCCCGCGCTCGCTGCCGCTCCTCGAGGAAATGCGCCGCATCGAGAACGATCAGGGCGTGATCGCGGCGGCCGGCGCCGGCAAGGATGACCGGGTGATGGCGGCGGCATTGGCATACCAGGCGTTCAATTCATGGTGCCAGCCCAAGGTGAAGGCGCTGGGCCTGACGCTGGAGAAGTCCAACGCGATCGAGGAAAAGGGCGGGACACCGCCGACCGAAAGAGTGATACAGAATTACCTGAAGCGAATGCAAATCACGGTGCCGACATGAGCATATTCAAGAACTGGACCACCACGCTGGCCGGCCTGGGCGCGATCCTGACCGCGGGCGGCCACCTGATCACCGCGCTGACGACGGGCGACACGAGCGCGATTGGCCACGATATCCCCGCCATCATCGCCGGCGCCGGCCTGATCCTGGCCAAGGACGCGGGCAAATAGTGGCGCGTTAAACACCACTTAAGGAGAAAGACATGACTGACGACCAGATCAAACATAAGGAAATGAGCGCAGAGTGGATGAAGGAGCAGGAAACAAAGAAACGCAACGAGCAGCTTCGCATTCAAGCGCTCGGAGCCGCCATTTCGCGCCGAGATTGGCACGCAACAATGATCGCTTACGAAGCAATACGGGATGCCTTCGACCGCCCGAAAAATTCGCGTTAACACCACCACCCCGACTATCGCGAACAATTCTACTGGCGCTGGCCACAAGTCACGCTAACGAGTTTATAATGAAAAACGCGCCCCGTGAAGGACGCGCTCTGTCTCTGTTCGGTGTGGTCGCTTCCGTATGGTCTACTTCCGGCGGCCCTTGCGGTGACCGCGCTTGTGTTTCCTCTTGGCCAATTCTGCCTCCTATGGTAGGGTGACATAGGCGGTCGAAACCGAGGCGCTCACCGCCTCGGCACGCCCATGAGCAATAATCAGATTGGGTCCGATATCATGCATAAGCCGAAGTTAACTCCGTTTGCCCAGAGAAAGCAACCCCGCGCTTGCGCGTGCGGTGACCACTATTGGACGCCGCTGACAAGAGGGTACGTCACCCTTGTCTCTCCGGAGGACGCCCATTTTTTGAGAGACCATACGTGGGTTGTGGAGGACCGCCCGGAGAAAAGATTGCTATACGCGAAGCGCACACAGAAATCCGTGAAGCTACATCGCGAGATAATGTGCGCTCCGAAGAAATTCGTGGTTGATCATTGCAACGGATGCGGCATCGACAATCGCCGGACGAATTTGCGAGTCTCCAACTACACGGAAAACGCCGCGAACGGCAAAAGCCACCGTGATAGCACCAGCAATTACAAGGGCGTGTCGTGGGACACCAGGCAAGAGACTTGGCTAGCGCAGATTTGCAAATCCGGGGTCCGGACGCGTCTTGGATATTTTGACGACGAGGAAGAGGCGGCCAAAGCCTATGACGAGGCGGCCCTGAGGCTGTTTGGTACCTATGCGCGGATAAATTTTCCGAACCCGAACCGCATTCAGTTCTTGACCTAAGCGTGCGCGCCTGGCGGCTTCTTGCCCCCGCCATTGGGCTTGGCGCCCGGCTCGGGGAGCCCCATCTTCTGCCGCATGGCGGCGGCCTGAGCCGCCTTCTTCTGCCGCGAGCGTAGGCCGTGGATGATGTTGTCGCGGC